ATCACCCCAACCACCCCAAACCCCTCCTACCTATTATTCGGTCGGTCGGTCGGTCATTTCTACAATTATTTTACGCTGATTTTGATTTATTATTTAAATGCTATGTTATACATATAACTATGCCGTATGAAATTATCAAACTACCAAGTGGTAAGTTTAGCGTTGTTAATAAAATCACAAGACATAATTTTAGTCCTAAAGGCATTACGAAGCAGATGGCGACGAAGCAGTTGAAAGCCCTCTACCTCCATACCAAAGGTTTAGAGCGGGGTAAAGGTTTAGTCGGGGGGTTGAAAGGGTCGCCTGATGATAGTAATCCTAATATTATTTATGAATCAATGAGCGACGCTGACCTCCAAAAATATTTTCCAAACGCCAAAGTCATAAAATATAGTGAAATACCGAAAGGCGTCTCCGCCGAAGAGTTCCTCACTAAATCAGGCGACATTGTTTATATCTTATATGAGAGTGAGGAGAATAACGGACACTGGGTCACCCTAGCAAGAGGTAAAGATGCTTTCTACTATTTTGATTCTTACGGTAATAAACCCGATGTCCCCCTGTCGTGGATTAGCCCCGAAAAGGCGGAGAGTTTAGGGCAAGAAACCCCGACCTTGACGAAGATGTTTAGCATTACAAAAATGCCCGTGTATTATAATGATTTTGATTATCAGTCCAAAGAGGATACGAATATAGCGACCTGCGGGCGGTGGGCGACCGCCTTTCTCACGCATTTTAAAAAATACGGCGGAGACCTAAAATCGTTTAAGACCGAGACATTAAGAAGGGCTAAAGCAGTAGGAAAACCGCTAGACCAATTCATCGCTCATATATACGACGAATAGCGTTCTCTTAATTAATTAATTAATATAATATAAATATTAATTAATTTTGAATTAAAAATTATTGTCTAAGATATTAGTATAATACGATGTCTCAAGATTTCCAAAAAGTTCTCGTGAAAGATGACCGCTTGATGGTGACTGACTCTGTCCGCTATGCTGTGATTAAAGGAGGGCAGAATATGACCTGTGCTCAGTTTAACGCCATCGGTTCTAACGGCACTACTGGATTCACTACTAACATTAACTTTAACGTCCAAGTTCCTTCTCAAGAAACCGTTTTATCTCGTAATGCTCTTATTTCTACCACACTTCAGTTTGAGATTGTTGCTACACCTAAAGTATATTCGGCGACTCTAGCAGGTTCAGGATACATTTTTAACTATGGAGGTATTGATGGATTCGGTCCGTTTCCATTTCATCAGTTAGTCAATTCGGTTCAATGGACTATTAACAACAACACCATCTCGCAGAACACCCGAGACATTCTTTCTACTTTGTGCCGTATTCACGACAAGCGTTTTCTACAACGTTATAATGGTATGACGCCTGTATTGTATGATACATATGGTTCATACGCTTCTTTGACCGCTGGTTCTACTAATAACAACCCTTTTCTCGGGTGGGACAAGATGGGCTTGGATAATGACCTTGCCCCTCGTGGTATTTTACCTATTTCAGTGACTGGTACGAACTTTTCAAACCCTGGCGACGGCACTACTCCCCGAACTATTACGGTGTCTATTGCTGTGACTGAACCTGTTTTGTTGTCCCCCTTCGTGTTTGCTGGTGATGAGGGTCAGGGTATGTATGGTATTCAAAACTTTAACGCCGTGTATAACTTGTCGTCTAACGCTAACGCTGCGGTTCGTTTCGGTGGTAGTTTATCAGACCGTTATACTACCCTCCCTACCGTAACATTTAAAGGTGCTTTGGCTCCTAAATTGTTGCTTCAGTTTCTCACTCCTCACCCGAGCGACCTGTTGCCTTCACGAAACGTTGTGCCTTATTATGAGTTGCCCCGTTATATTTCTACGTGTCCTGCTATTGTTACAAACGCTTCATCTACTATTGTTTCATCGGCTCTTCAACTCAATCAAATACCCGATAAGTTGTATATCGTATGTACGAGGCAGATGGATAACCGTCTTGTGAGTGATGCCGATGCTTTCTTGACTATTACTGGAATCAGTATTAACTGGAATAACTCTAGTGGTCTCTTGTCCTCTGCGACTCAACAGGACTTGTGGCGAATGACGGTGGAGAACGGCATCAATCAAACGTGGGCTGAGTTTAGCGGTATTGCCGATATTGCCTCTGCTACTGCGAGTGGTGTTACTGCTGTTTCAACTTGTGGTTCGGTTCTCTGCTTGGAGTTCGGTAAGGATATTGAACTCAAGGACGATTATTACGCACCTGGCTCGCTTGGAAACTTTCAACTTCAGTTCAATTTACAAGTTACGAATAACTTGCCTAATACATCTACTAACTTTTCAATGATTACTATCGTTCAAAACTCGGGTGTGTTCTCGCTTGAACGTGGTGTGTCCTCGTCCTACCTTGGTATTCTTACCAAGAGCGATGTCTTGGAGGCATCTCGTGAAAAGGCAGTTGCTTACAGCGATGCGATTCGTATGGTCGGTGGTGGAAAGGTCGGTAATTTTTTTAAGAGTTTAGGTTCTAAACTCGGCACGGTAGGTAAATACGCCTTACCGATTGTCCGTGATTTAGCGGTCGGGGCTATTAAAAAGAAAATCGGTATGGGTTCTACGGGTGCGGGTAAGCGTGATATGGGTGCGTTGGAAGACCGAATGTATTAACAATTCCGCTTGTAGTCGGGAAAAATAATTTTTTATTTTATTTTTATAAAATAAAAAAGGCATACCGTATTTAATGACTATATGAGGAATGGAAAAAAATTGAATTGCTTTTCAAAATGAAAAAAATCTATAAAACCAAAGCGAAGAAAAGCGAAGATGTCTATTCACGAAGGAATTGAGATGCCTGAAGAAATGAAAATATGTTCTTGCTGTGAAGCAGAGTGTGTCCGCTCATTCGGCAGGGCAGGATTCTATATTAATGCCGATGGAAAGCAGATGAGAAAATACACGAGAGGTCATTCAAATCGGGCGATGATATACTGCGGAATGTGCGACTATATAATGAGTCAATTACAACTACTTAATTGGAGTGCGTTTGATAAATATCAAACGACATATACCGACGAAATGATTAAGGGTTGGAATGAAGAGGTATATGAAGAATGGAACGCCCGAAAATTACGAAATCAAAAAGCCCGAGAACGCTACGCTATGAAAAAGCGGTTTAGAGCTAACACTGAATAGTCCGCTGGCGGTGGGGGGCTGGGGGAGGGAAAAGGGGTCATACCAGCAGATATATACATTGTGCGAAAAATTGAAAAGTATTTTAATTTATATATTATATCATATCAACCGACAATAATCATATGAAAATGATTGACACGACCCCTGAACGATGGTATATTAGAGCTTCATATCACTATGAACCTCAGACCGAGGACACTATAATAATATTATGGAAAGGAGATGACTATAATGAGTGCCTCGAGAACCTGAACGAAATTCTCAACAATCCTGAATATATAGATTATGATATGGAGGTGAATGAATTAGTTGATGGCGAATTGAAGATTAAAATGATGATAGAATGCGGATTAAATGTAGCAGAAGAAGACGGACAAATTACTGAAACTGCTGAGGAGTTCTTTGAAATGGCGAAAGCGATGGCGGAGGCAACGATGGCGGGAGAGGAGGGGCTATAAAATAAAATAAAAAGGGGGGCGTTGAAAAATAAAATAAAAAAAAAATAAAATAAAAACTTTTTTAATGACCTGTGCTGTTCTACGTGTGATGAAAAAAAAGCAAAAACTAAATTGATTCTCTTTTTTAAAAATAGAACAAGGGATATTATTAAACGAAAACGAGACGAAAAGCATTTAGCGGACTAACTTGAAAAAACATACCTCCACACGTAGAACATTACAGGACTGAAAAAAATTGAAACTGATTTTCTAAAACTAATCAGGGTCATTCATTCAATCAACCGATACGAACATACAGCGAAACAGCAGAGCGAAAAGTTGGAAAATAAAATTGAACCTGATTTTGTAAAAAAAATTAAGTCAATTCCGCCTGATTAATTAAAAAATTGAAACGCTTTTCCATTCCAAGCCAATCCGCATTCCAATCAAACGAACAGCAGAGAACAGCACAGCGTCTTAAAAAGCGAAACGAAAAAAGAAAAAATCAGCAGGGCTCAAAAAAAAATTGAAACAGATTTTCAAAAACTAATTAGCCCTCATTCAATTCAACCGATAATCAAGATGGAGAACCAACAAGAAGAAATCATCATCATCAAGCAGAAGAAGACCCGCCAACCAAAGAAGAAGCAGGAACAGGCAGTGGTGGAAGAAGTCCCCGCACCAGTCCCCGCACCAGTCCCCGCACCAGTCCCCGCCGAGAAAACCACTACCCTCACCATCAGCAGATTAAAAGAGATGCTGGAGGAGGTCAAAGATAAGACCGAAGAGGTAGAACGGGCGAATCACGAGGACGAGATGGAAACCCTCAAAGCAGAACACGAGGACGAGATGGAAACCCTCAAAGCAGAACAGGAGGTGGAGATGGAAACCCTCAAAGAACAACACGATGAGGAGATGGAAGAACTGCGTGAAGAATTAGAGAAACTGAAAGCCAAGAAATCGTCCAAGAATGCCGACGGTAAAAAGAACGTGAGAAATCACGGGGTGGATACGGTAAAACGAGTTCAATACAAAAATCACGGGGTAATCACTGATGACCGCACCAAAGAACTCCGCCGAATCGGGCGAAAGAACTGGACGGCAGAACAAAAAGCCGAATACAATGAACTCCGCCGACTGCGTGATAAAGCCGAGCGTGAGGCGAGAAAGAAATACGCTAAAAGCGAAGAACCCGAAGAATCGGCAGAGATGAAGGAACTCGGCAAGGCATTAAAGAAACTCAGCGAAGATACGGTGGTAGATAGTGACGATGACTGCCCCTCGGGACATTACGACAGCGGAGAAGAGCTGGAGAATGATGAGGAGGACGATAGTGAATAAATAAAAAATAAAATAAAATAAAAAAGTGAAAAAATTAAAACCCCGTTTTAAAAAATTAGAAAAAAATAGGAATTAGTCCTATTTTTTTTTCGTGTGATTCTAAACAGTAAATAGTCCGCTAAACGACAGACCGACCGAATGACCGATAGTAATAGGTAGGAGGGGTTTGGGGCGGTTGGGGTCATACCCTTTATTTCTACCCCACCCCCCTAAAATAAATAAAAAAAAAGGAGGGGGGGGGGTCTAAAAAGATTTTATACCCCCCCAATCCCCCTTATCCCCCTAATTAATTTAAATTAATAATAAAATTGATTTAAATATTAAATGATAATAATAGATAAGAAAGGAGAGAATGAGCGGAATACCTCAATCAGCGGAGCATCGTCGGTGTAAAATAGCGTATGATAATGCGTGGAAACAACGGAGCGTAGCGTGGGCTAAATATTATGAGGTCATTAATGAAGAGATGGAAAGGGCGAGGACAATCATTCAATTCGTCAATCCTGCGAATGTAGGCAACGCCCGAGTCGTACTGCCCCCGAGAGAAGAACTGCCGACACACATCACTCAAGAATTATATGAAATGGCGGAAAAATTAAAAAAGAAATACGATTGCCCGATATGTTTAGATATGGTTACAAAAGAAACCATTAAAATTACATTTTGCGGACACATTTACTGCGATACTTGCCTGACGGCGTTAAAGGCGACGACGAACCCCGTTTGCGGAATATGCCGACGGAAATTATAAACAGGGGGACACCCCCTCACCCCCTAACTACGGAGCGAAAAGAATTGTTTTCAATTATGATAAAAAATTGAAATGCTTTTTTTTCATTTATCATTCCATATTATTCAATCAACTAATAAAATGGAATCAATTACTCAAGAACAGTTTGATATGATGACGAGAGAAGAAAAGGTAAAGTTCTTACGACTGCTAGTCATTCGGGGGCAGACGGTGGCTTACAGTGATGCGGTGGTTTCTACCGAAAGTCATTCAAAGATACAACAGATACGAAGTGATGCTACGAAAGGGTGTAGTGCTTCAAAAACGAATTATAAAATAAAATGCGACTGCGGATACGAAGCGAACACTAGAGAAATTAAATTACGAATACGCCTCACGAATCTCCACGCTAGATTTTGCGATACGATGAAACAGATGTTGAAAGAAGGCAACGGCGAATTACCGACTAAAATTACTACCAAAAAAATTAATAAACCTCAAGAAAAAATGACGGTGGTTCGTGTGATGCTGGATTGAAGAGGGCTCTTTAGTCCTCTTGGTCGGGTTGGAACATCATTTTCTCGGTCATAATCACACAGGGGTAATTTTTAAAAACGGTAGCCCAGCGACTACCTGACCGCTTGGCGATAAGTTGGTCTTTTTTTCCTATACCGCAGTATTCCTCTAACAGATATTTAATACCGTGTGATGAACCCGAATGTGGAAAGTAAGTGATGGTGTGGGCTTCATTCAATATACGGCGTGTATCCCGTCCAGCCGTAGCCAAGTGATTCGTCATTATGAGCGTCGTTTTAAAATGCCGACCTATTTCTAATATTTGATTCACGAGTGATATGACGGCATCACGAACTTTTTTATCACTAATCACATCTACATCATCGGCAACGACACAGCACTCCTCAAACATATCAGCCGTCAGCGGGTCATTATACATTTTTTCATCTAATTTAATACGCCGTAATCCTTTCACTTGGTCTAATGTCTCATCTTCTTTCAATGAAGACAAGACGAATATTGGTCGTTTTTTATATTTACGTTTATACTCATTTAAATAATTAACGACATACGTAGATTTACCCGAACCTGACGGACCCGTTATATACAGTATATCACGCTCACGAGTATCATCGGGTATTTGTTGAAACTTTTGCGGGTCGGTCTTTGCGAGAACAAGTTTATTCTTTACGGGTATGTCGTTTGCGGTGATTTCGTCTTGATTACCGACGACGGTTACGATTTTCTTGCCGAGGCGTGCGAGGGGGCGACCGAAGCCACTATCAATACTTAGGTTGCCTGATGCTGATTCATTCATTGTCGTCATTACTATCTATTATTATAATAAGAAGATTTTATTAATTTATTATAATTAAAAAATAAATAGTTTATTATAAGATATATATAGAAAATATGGACGAGGAAGAAATGAATGAGATTGTCCGTATGGAACAAGCGAGAATCGTTGAAGATAGACAAAAACGTCTCAAAAACTTCTCTAAAAAATTAAATGATTACTTTAAAAAGAATAAACAAGAATACGGTGTTATGTTAAAACGAGAAATATATAATAATATGATGGAATATGCTGACATTGTAAGAGAAGACGTGCCTGAAATTACTTTAGGTAGGATTCAAGGGGCGATTAGTGATATGATAGAACGAAACTTTCAAAATCCTTATCACAACGAACGTGTTATTCGTGATAGAGATATAAATGTCCCTAACCAAGAGAAACAAACAAATATGGACGCTGATGAAGTCCCGAATATGGAGGGGACAGGAATCACTCGGTCTATCCTAAATACGCTTTCAAAAACCATTTATAAACCTCAAGGTTGGACGAAGCCCGATGTATCAGTACCCTACCCTCGACATATGCCCCCGAAGTCAATCTTAATCAAAATGGCGGAGGCATCGTATAGTAAAATACCCCCGAAAGTAATTGGCGGATTCACCCTCGTTTATTCTACGCCGACATTATGTTTCTACCGTAGGACACCATTCAAAGATGCCCCGACGGCGAAAGGTGCGGGTGAAATGGTCGTAGCCATACGTGGAACGGCTGATGCGAGAGACGTCCGTTCGTGGTATAATATAGCGAACGGCACACTCAATACCTCGGCAAGAGCGAAAGAAGATGAAGCGGTCATCAGGAAAATCAAGAGCGAATACCCGATGGACTATTATGTCGGGGTGGGTCATTCAGCGGGAGGTAGTTTTTTAGATTTATTTATAGCGAAAGGTTATTTAAAAGAAGGCGTGAGTTATAACCCCTCCGTTGAGCGTCAATATTATAATAGTAGTAAGAATTATAGAATCTATATGGCGAATGACCCGCTCTACAATCTCATCGGTAAATATAGTAAAATCGGCGAAGTAAGAGGACAACCGAAAGTGAGTAGAGATGATGCTTTAGGGGCAGTTCAATCGGTAAAATCACATCTCCTCTCTAATTTTCGGGGCGGTGCTGATGTAAATCAAAAAGGTTCGGCTGCCGAAATGCGAACTTGGATAATATATTTAATAAATCAAGGCATCATACCACGTAATAAGATGCCTTTGTATTCGTCCTTAAATGATACAATTCATTCAAACGATGTTAATGTTGATAATACGAATACACATATTGACCGAACGAATAGTTATGATGTTTTAGTTCAACGAGATTTAGATGAAGCGAAAAGGATTCTAACAAAAAGTCATATATTACCTGCTCCTTCTACCACGCCAGTCAGTTACCCTTCTACGTGGATTCCGCCTCCTATTAATAAAAGTAAGCCCGATGCTAAACTACAAACCCGACCAACTGTCCTTGACCGCCGTCCTCCGCCTCCGCCTGCTCCTGCTCCTCCAGCAACTCCTGTTCCTACCCTGAAAGCGTCCGCTCCTGCTTTTGTTCCTATGCCTCCTCGTCAAGTCACTCCCCCGCCTGTTCTTGCCCCTGCCCCCGCTAAAGGGGTTGAAGGGGTGAAACCCCTTGATGAAGAACTACCCTTTAGAGTCGTAAAAAAGAAGAAGAAAGGTAAGGGGGCAGAACCCTCCTATACGATGCCCGTGAGTGAGTTAGTGGACGAACACCAGCAGTTGGTTCATATACTAAAAAACGGAACGCCCGACGAGAAAAAGCGTGAAATTAAGAGACAAACCGCCGAATTGAAAAAATACGAAAAAATGGCGGTAGAGGGTTCGTCGGGCGGTAAAATGACCTCCGCTAAAATAGCCATAGCCAAGAAGATTCGTGATTACACGGACGAGCAAGTAGAGAAAGATTTTAAATCGTTGGAAGAATTACCGTGTGATGATAGCATACAGAAGTCATTAGCAGGATTGAAATTAGTAGATAGAGCGACCTTTGCTGAACGCCTTGATGTCGTGGGTAAGACCAACCGTAATTATTATGATATTTTAGAAGATAAAGAAGAACTATTAAAAAAACGCTACATTAAAAACTTGTATGAATATACCAAGAAGAAATCACCGAACGCCAGCGAAGAGAAAATATGGTTCGGTATTAAAAATGTTTATTTCAATTCCGTCAATGCTTTCAAACCGTCCATTTCAAAATATCTTTTTTGTAAGTTCGGGGCGAAACATATTTTAGATTTTTCGGCGGGGTGGGGTGGTCGGCTCATCGGGGCGATGGCTGTGCCTGATACGACGTATATCGGCATTGATACAAATACTGACCTCAAGCGTGGTTATAAATATCTCATTGATACTTTAGACGTGAAAGACCGTGTGAAGATGATATGGAGTGATAGTTCTAAAGTAGATTATTCCAAATTGAAATACGATTTTGTTTTCACAAGTCCGCCCTACTTTACATTAGAAAAATACGAAGGAATGCCTGAATATAAAACAGTAGTAGAGTTTAATGAAAAGTTTTGGTTTCCTGTCTTGACTAAAGTAATGAATGGACTTGATGTCGGCGGTAAAATATTATTAAATATACCGAAACCGATGTATGAAGATACGAAGAAGATTCTCGGCACTGCCGACAAATTAATACCCCTGTATAAAGTGAAACGAGGACGGGTTGGTAAGAGCAAGGTAGAAGAGTATGAGGAATATATCTATTTATGGAATAAGAAACAAACCGTGAGCGACTGAAAGGGGGGGCATAAGGGGGTTTGGGGTCATCTACTATTTTTTTGACCCACCCCCTATTAAAAAAAAATATTTTAGGAGGGGGGGGGGGGTAAAAAGCTTGAAAGACCCCCCAAATCCCCCTAAACCCCCTTTTCGGTCATTTAAGGGCAACCATTTTCGGTCAATTTAAAAATTAATAATAGACAAAATTAATTATTAATTAAAAATAAATATAATAGTATAAATATAATATGTCTTTCCTGTCGTCGCT